GACTGCTGAATATTGATCAAATCCCCCTGCAACTATTTCTATCGGCTCAATAGAAACATTCAAATCAGCATTTGACCCTTTCAACACTTGCGCAATATCACTTGCCGCCAAAGTTAATGCTCCTGCTGTAGAATAATCCATGCCCGGAGTAGTTTGTGGCTGATAAAGAAATAGCTCCCTTAACTTGTGCATTGCTGACATTTTAATCTCCTTATTCTACAATCAACATGATTTGTGTTGCGCCTGTTCCTGTTTTATAAATCTTTGCTATTCCGTCAATTCCATTCCAGCAAGGTGAATTTAAATATCCCGTTACTGTTGATCCATCGGAATTTAGAAAATCGCATTTTATAACCCCGTCACCGGATGCGACAATTCCTTTTACTCTTGTTCCATCAGGTACGGTATAATCAGTGCTTGCTAATGATACAATAATCTTATTCCCGTTTCCTGTTATAGCATAAAGCATTTCGGGAGTTGATCGCGCTTTACTTGCCGGTTTTGCTGCCATATTTTAGCCTTTCTGATATGGATTATTTGAATCAATATGTGTTTCAACTTCAAATATGACATATGATCTGTAAAATGTACTTCCATTCTCATCTATCACATCATCATCAAAATCAACAACCTTTGTTAACGATGCAAGCCCGCCACATGTTCTATCAACCATCCACGCTTTTACAATATCTGCATTGACGTTTCGGAAGTGATATATAATTTCATCGCCACTTGTTGATTCATCATTGTAAACATCCTCATACAATACAGCGTACATTACTTTTATATGATCTAAATCATTTAATTCGTTTTCAACTACTACAGATTTTAGAAGCTGTATATATGGATACCGTCCATTGATATTTAATATAGTTCGTTTCTCTTCGACCGCTCCATAGGTGAATGAATAACCATTTGCAATAGTCAATAGTTTTAATGCTGCTTTTCGGTTTGCTGTTAATTGCGCAAGTATACAATCACTCACAGTATGTCACCTTCTTTTATCATCTTTTCAACCTTGCGCGTTGCCCTATCCATTGATACTTGTCCCCGGTGCATTATTCTTGGCAGTCTTTTATTCCACAACTCTTGAAATTTATATTGACGTTTAATTTTAGCTTCTCTCTTTGCCGTAAACACACGAACGTAATCTTGATTTTTTATGTTTCCGCCGTTCTTGTCGCCTTTTCCGTATTGCTTTGCTTTCCTATCTTCTATTCCATTTGTGGATAATAGATAAACAATAGATCCAGTTTTTGATTTTATAGAGCGAAAGTTTTTAATATTCTGTTTAAAATATTCAAGGGCTTCTTCTTGTTTATATATTCCGAAATATTTTAACGCCTTAATATTCGGTATTATCATCCAGTCGCCTTGAACCTTGCCACCCGTCTCGAAAAGCTCCAAGACCTTGTTTGCTTTCGAGTCGTTTCCTACTGCTCCCATAACTAATTGGGAGTGCATTGTTTTTGCATCATTTTTAAATGATGTCAATTTTTCAACAATACTATTAGGCCAACCTTCAAACCCTGCCGCTGTTTCCTTGTGATATAATTTGCCTTTTATTCCCGATGTACTATCGCGCTTCTTTTTCCTTCCAAGGAAACCTATTCTCTCTTTGTTTAACCAGTAATCCATCTCTTCCGCGAATACGCTAGGCATTTTCTTAAATGCAAACAATACCCTGCCTGCGTCATAACTTGTTTGCTTTGGCATTACACAAGCCCCAAGCGAAAAGCCCCCGCGTCCATTCTGATAATTCCCGCTACGTTAAATGTCGTATTCGTCGTGTCGCCCGGATACTTTTTAAAAGACACCTTATCAGAATTTATTTTTATAATTGGTAAATAAGTACGTGAAACATATATTTCTGTTTCGTAAATTTTCCCCGCATCACCCGATTGACCTTTAATATTCAAATTCAACCGCTTTTCCGTACCACGAAAAATAACTGCATCAATAGTTTTTACTACTGCCGCACCTGTTGCCATTGAAGTATAGGATACGCTTTCCTCGAATCCACTATCAAGGAAAGCGTTGTCCATATCTGTTGCTAAATCATCAAGAAGAGACATTGTTACCAAACGTAAAAAGCTGTCGGCCCAAAATTCAGGTCAACCTTTACGAATGAATCACCACTTGCCACAGCTTCGACGCACATTCCCACACCGTAAAGGCCTGTTGCTGTTCCTCCGGTTGTCGCTGCTGCTGCCGATGCAGCATATTGCACATCGCAACCCTGAGTAAATGCTACAGCGGCCTTTTCAATGCTCACAATACCCTTAATAATAAGGCTATACTGAGCACTTGCCGCAACCGTACCGCCAACGCTTCCAGCGTCGACAACTCCAACATACCCTTTGTTTGTTCCGGTTCCTACGGTGATAACTTCGTTATGATACAACGTTCGACCTGTATCATTTGTCATCAATCGGACATCCGACATTTCAATGTCGGCAATTCTCCGACTTACTACCACGTTTTGTGCTGCCATTTGAAATTCTCCTTTTAAAATTATGAAGCGGGGTATTTTTCAACCCCGCATATTTAACTTAACAATTAAGCACCGGCATTCTTTCCGATACCGCGCCAATCGGAAGCTCCCACAGCAAATATTGACATAAGATCCCAGACGATTCCGCGAGCCTGTCCGATTTCGGATGGTGCCGAACGAATCTGAGGGGCTTCTTCACCTGCGAGAGTCGCAAGTACAAGATGCTGCGCAACATTCGAATCCGCTGCGAAATACCATGCAGTTGTTGACACTTCGTCAATGTACGGCGTGGTAATAAGCTCGATACCCATAGATGCGAACGGATTGACAATTGCAGGGTTTGTCTGGCTGTTGCTCCCGGTAGAGTTTGTATATGCTGCGGGTGAACCGAGAACCTGCTGCCACTGCGACCACTGGGTTTCACCGGTGATGATATACTTGATAGGAGCTTGCGTATACTGTGCCTTGCTCACGCCATCTGGTGCAGGCAGTTTGATCGAGCGCAACAGTTTTCGGGCTTCGGCAAGCGACGGCGTAGAAGGTGCCGCACTTGATCCGATGTTCGCATGTGTCGAATGAAACATTGGCTGTGAATCTTCGTTCATTGTCGGGCCAACAACTCCGGAGCCTGTTCCTTCGGAATTTCCGCGAATGAGGAAGTTATACGTTGCGCGATCTTTCTTGCGTGCAACCGCTCCACCCATGGCGGAAGGGATGCGAGAGAATGCCGATTTGTCGTCGTTGACAATCGCCTCAAATGAAATCGAAAATGCTTTCATGTATTTGTAAAGCGTGATCAGTTCGCCCTTATCGGCGAACCGGCCCCATTCAGGATTTTTGCCTTCAGGAACCCAGTCGATATCCGAGAAATTGGACATGTTGACAAGTTTATTCTGTTTGAAATCGTTGAGAGATTGACGACCGATCCAACGATCATACGTTGTCTGAATCTCGTCGTAACCCTTCATCAAAAACTTGTTTGCAGCAGCGGCAAGAATATACGCAAAGTCGCCGGAAGCCTGAGCAATCGCGCCGCGTGAACCAAAATTGCCTCCCATTATTTCGCGCGCAATTTCGTTTGCGGACATTGTGAGAACGCCCTTTGCGCCGGAACGCTCGAGACAAACTTTTGCAAGTGCCTGGAGCCCGTCAACGCCGCGAATCTCTGAGCCTTCAACCTTTTTTGCGCTTTCGGAATCGATGCGGCTTGCTCCGATTGCGTTCCGAATACATATCGCAGTTGTCGCAACTTCACGGAATTTATCGGCTTCATCTGCTGTGATTGCAATGTTGCCGCCCTGTTCCCCGGGGTTCTTTGCAGCGACCATACGTTTCTGCGCTTCGACGATAAGTTTGCGCTGTACGTCAAGAGCGGGTGTCAATTTCGAGAGATCTTCTCTCACGAAATCAATTTCGATTCCAAGCTCACGGCAAGAATCTTCGATCTGATTTCTGCGCGAACCTTCAGCCTCAAGAGCTTCCTTGACTGCTGCTTTCCGAATGTTGTCCACGTCAACTGTATTTGCAGTGGGCGCGGGTGTCTGACCTTCTACGTTGTCGGCCATGAGAGCCTCTCTTTCTTTGATGTTAGAGTTACGGTCACGGAACTTGCTTCTCGCATCCGCGCCAATTGGAGTCGTAGATATTTCAAAAGGTTTCCAAATTGTTCGAACAGCCATTCTCATTTTGCTGTTTGTGTTATCGTACTCTTTTCCGTTCACTGTTCCACGCTGTCCCGGCTCAATCCATGATGTTGCATCCGAGAATGTCTGATACCCGACTGATAAATCAGTCAAGTGGCCCTCACGCGCAAGTGTCGCAATATCATCGGCAAGCGAAGAGAAATAAACGTCTGTCTCACTTGTCCCATTGTTCATGTTTTCCATATTGCGGCATGAACCGCGAACAGAGCAAGACCCTTCGCCGCGACTATGATTGTCAAGTAATGGCACTTGTCTATTTTCTGGCAACTGCATACCATCCATACAAAGAACTTCACGTATGAGATCGTCTTGGCTCCAATCGTATACAGTTACAGGCTCTTCACTTGAGAAAATAGCGCGGCATTTGCGTTGCGTAACGCTTCCCTTCTCGTCTTTCTCTTCCACATAAGAACCTGGAGCAAAAGAACGATATAAACCGCCATCAATTAAATTTTCCTGCTTGTTTTCATTATTGTTCTTCGGCATTTACTTCTTCCTTCGGTGAAAAGTTATTTTCCTTTGCCGCAATCTGGGGAATCACTGCGATTCCCATTTCTTCACGCATTTTCTTTTCTTCTGATAATTCAGCGTACAGTACATCGCGATTTTTACCAGTCTGTTCGCATATGTCGTTATCAGATACCCACCCCGCATTCTTTTCTGCAATAAGCGCCTGCATATCCTTGAGCGGGTCAACCCATGCCCAACGATCAGGCGTCCAAACAGCGCGGCAAAAGCCCCATTTATTCTGTCTGAAATCTGATATTGTTTTACCAGAAATAAAGCCAGACAAAAAAGCCCACTGTACAAATTTATCGTATACTGGTTGGCAAAATGTACGCTTAACAAATTCCTGTTTCTTCTGGTAATATCTGCGCCGATCCTGTACGGTTGTACGCGAGCTGGAAAAAGTTGCGCCCCGGGTGTCCGTTGTCAATTCCTGAAAAGAGATTCCCATTCCAACCGCAACTTGCTGCAAATACAAATCAAGCATTGCGCCATATGTGTCTTTTATGCTATCAGATGCCTGTATAATCTCGGGCTTGACTTTACTTTTAAAGACTTTACCGGGAGACAAAGAAATGTTTCCATCGTTGTTTTTTTGTGATGGATTAAACGCTTTGCTGTCTTCACTTACCCATAAAGCAATTGCAGCTTGTATCCTGCTTGCAATTATCCTATCTTCCTGCAATTGCGAAAGATCCCATAGGGTAGTGAGAACCGGAGCAAGCCAAGGAATACCGATAAATTGATTGAAATGCCATTTTTCATACCCGTGAATCATGTTATTTGCGGGCATGTCAAAAAACATCCAAGTCAACAAATCTTGGAAGTAATAATGCTGTGCTTCACCGAACTCATTTACTTGCACGCCGTTGAAAATCATCGGCATTACCGGCATTGCAAAATTATCATGTGAAAATTCTATGTATGATTGGTCAATCTGTTGAAAAGCGAAAGGAAATTTATTGCCTTTTTGAGACGGGACATAATTAAGAAAAAGTCCACCGGAGATACAGCAATTTCCCACATACTTATACTGGACATCATAGAACGAATCATGATCTGGACGAAAACATTGATCATTGAATATTTGCCAAAGAGAATCGAGTTCTTTTCCGAGTGCTTTTGTGCCTTCATCTTCGACACCGTCTTTATTTAGCGGTCTTGCTCTTGGAGAAATTCCGCGCCCGACTATCTGCGATTGCAAAGCGCGTACTGCATTCCGTGCATATGGATCTGTATCGTATGCTTTCTTTGCACGCGCGTATATTCGTCGATACTCAAGGCGCAAAACATTTTGATCGACAAGTACGGAAGGGTTCCAATCTTGACGGCTTACACTCACGTCCGCTGCTGGATAGTATCTTTCCGCAATACGCCCTATTTCGCGGCTGAAATGAGCGTCAAAACGCGGATCGGGAGGCATGATTCCTTTACGGAACATACTATAATTGCTTACATGCTCACGAATTGACGCAATAGGATTTTTAAACGCCATTAAAAGTACCCTTTTGGTGCAAAAGTAGCCTGATATATCCCGCCGTTCTCTTCTTCTGCCATTTTCCGCTTCGCGTCTATCAAGTCGCTTGCTTTTGTATAATCAATGCGCCTGTCTCCAATTGTTAAAGAAGATATGCCGCGCCCTGCGTTTTTTGCCGCTGCGTCGTCGATTGCATTCAATTCTTCAGGCGTTATTGTCATTTTTACCTATTTTTAAATAAAAAAAAGGCGGTTTTCGGGCATTTAAAAACGTAAAAACGCTTCTAAACAACCGAAAACCGCCCAGAAATACAAAGAACATCCTTGTCCGATTAAGTATAATATATACTAAAATCGGTCACAATGCCACATTTGTTTTATATTTTTTTATTATTTCTCAAATATAAGAATTACCCTCAGGCCTGATTGCTCAATTTTACCTATGTATTTCGCCCCATTTGCCCACTGTTTTTCGAGTTCCGCGCTCACGTTGCCTTGCTCCACATCGACCTTGTATTGTCCTTGCTTGTTGATACGCAACCCGTCATGTTGCGGTCGGTTTTGATGTTGTTGCACCTGTGGCCTGTTGTTTGATTGCATCATTTTTTCACCTTCTTGATAATTTTTGATAGTTCTGATTCATCTCATACCCCCTGATTTATTCCACCGATCTTGTATGCCGCTTAGAAAATTATCGCTTTGCTGTTCAGTTGATCTCTGTTGCTGTTGCCTCTGCTCCTGTTCCTCTCCTTTAACCTTTACATATTGATCATCTTTCAACGTTTCGATATTCTCAACATTAAATAGATAGTTGTCAAGCTCTATAAACACATATGCCGCCTGAATATAGTTTTCACAATCGCGCATATGGTCATCGTCGCCGTGTATCCAAACCTTCTTTGTATTCCCTTCCTTATCGCGCTCTTCCCTGTCATACTGCTTTACAAATTGTCTTATATAGTCGTTGCTTATGTTCTCCGGCAAATGCCAGTTATCTTTTGCACTGTCAACCGCCACAATGCGAGATAAATTCTGAGTATTTCCAAGGTATAGACCATTGTTTCCTTCACGGATAAGCGGATTTATCTTACTTGCAGACCCGATATAGGCATATAAAAACGGTATTGTTGCAACAATATGATCTACAAATTTCTGTTTATGACCGCCTCTATCGATAAACCCCGCCGATATTTCCAGCTTTCGGTTATCTTTTGTAATCAATTCCTTGCCGTAAAGACGCTTTTTTACCTCTTCTGTGACGTATTCCGGTGATTGATCTTGCCCCATTTCGCAACGAATGAGCCCGCAATCAAGCAACCATGATTCTTTTCCGTATCCGAAGCCTCGCAGGACAAAATAAAACTCCGCGTCCTGTGTATCTATACCACACAACACACATAAAACGCCTTCCGGTATACGCGCATCATGCGTATTATAAGATCCACATTTTCCCCGAAGCCATTCGGTAGATTCTTTCTCTGTTGTTATGCTTGCGAACTCTCCCATATCCTCATTTAGAAAGGTTCTGATCTTTACAATATCACTCGTCTTTTGCGCTTCGAACCAACGCGCCAACCCCTCAGAAAACTTAAACGAATAGTCAACGAACCGGTTCCATTGAAACGAAACAGAATTATAATCGCGCCGCTGCGTTATTTCCCCGGCATTGCTTATCGTCTCACCCTTTGCACCCCATACCACCCTTTGCCCCATATCGATACGGTCACGCTCTTGTATTGTGTTTTGACAATGAACACACTCGTAATATGCGGCCTCTGTTTGCCGGATCCTGTCCGGGTCGTGGTCGCATACTTTTTGCTGGTTAGGGATCTCTTTTATCTGCTCAAGTTTAAACTCCTGGTATCGTCCGCATTTAGGGCAAGGAAATTGCGGCCGCAAATTGAGAACGCCACTCTTGAACATTTCCTTATGTAAAACATCACCCTCTTCTATCGGGGACGATTCGAGTATTTCTTTTTTCTTACCGATCATCCCGTATGCTTCTTGCCGTCCGCGTAATTGTTTTATCACATCGAAATTAGACCGCTCCGAATCCTTGTCCGCTGTGGGATATTTGCACACTTCACTTGCATATATCAAACCGGCTGAAAATGTCGCTATGTCACTTTTGACTAATGCAGACGCTACTCTGATAATACAATTTCGAAGCGTGATCTTTTCTTTTGTAAGGTGATCCGGATTGCCATCCCATAAACGGGCAAGGCGTGGCACCTGTTCAATAGTCGGCTTAATTCTATCCTGAAAAACATTCTCCACCGTGTCGCGCTTGGCATAACAGAACATCCCATGAAACCCGTATGTATCTACGCAGTACCATACTGCAACCTCCGCAATAAGTGATTTTCCCGTTTGCACCGGCCCGCAATAAATCACAGAATTATACTTTGCAATCGCATTCAACGGCTCGATCTGCCACGGATACAATACAAGTTTTCCAGTACTTGCGTATCCAGCCCCAGGCATGAGTATAAAGTATTCTTCGGCCCATGCAGAAGGGAGTTTCGGCTCTTCCATTGCAAATGAGTCGCGCTCTCCCTCAACGAATTTATGATCGTCTTTTGCTGTAGGAAATATCAGTGTGTTCTCAGTCATGCGTTCTCGAATACGTGTTCATTGCTTCCCTTACAAAATGTTCAAACAATGGCCGCAACGCCTCAACACTCTTAAATGCAAACATGTGGACATTACGCATACAGGTTTCCGTTAGAAAGTTTTTTAGAGAATCGGCGCGGGAACAAAGAATTTTATTCATATCCGCAATTGGAATATTCTTACTCTTCATATCGTCAATATCAATTCCTAATTTCTCGTTTTGCAAACTGAGCTTTTGTATTTCCAATTCCAATTTACCACTCGGAGAACTGTTCTTCTCTTGACGCTCATCCCGCCACTTGCGAACCTCTCGCACATCATACATTCCGTCCGCATTGCGCGGACACCCTGCCCACTGGCATACAGCCGCCGGTGTCAATCCGAATATCTCCGCTATCTCTTTTCCGGTGTAAAGATAGTTCGGGGCAGGTTCCGGCTTCTTGCCGCGTGCGTCACGTAGCTTTTTCATTTAACTCCATTTAACTAAAAATATATTTGCTTTTTATGCTTGGTCTAAATTATGTTGAGCATGTCCTATGCAAAACAATCCTGCGAAACACAAGGCCAGCTAAGCCACCGATCTTTTAACTATGCAATTTTTACCGCTTTCATAGCTAAACATACACCATTTTCAATGTTTTCTATTCCTTTTTCAATAAATAGCCAATTTTAAAAATTTTTCATGGAGTTTTTGAGAGGCCGTCGAATGC